GACAAATACAGTTTATCAAACATATCAAAAGATTTTGATACCCTTTCTTTGCTTGCTTCAAGTACAGTTTTATTGATGTATCTTTTCATGATTAGTATAATTCTACTTGACGGTCAATTAATAGTGCTTGCTCAATGCTAACTTCTTCCCTTCCGTTCGCTACAAGCCATTTGTTTAGGTACTCTAATGCTTTTTCGTTTGCAGCATCTTGCTGATCCTTAGTAAGGAGCTTAAATCCAGCGCAATAAATGCTAGGTATATTATGGACATAAGCAAGTGCAGCCTGTCCTAGCCATGCAATTCTGTTCATGCTTGAATTGGTCAAGTTATGTTCGCATGAATGAACCCATTCTGTTGTAACTACTTTTAAGGCATCCTCAAAAGCATTCAAGTCGCTAAGTAACTTTTTGTAAAGATTTTCGCATTGTGTCTTGCTGTATCGTGGATGCTTAAGCTCAAAGAACCCATATTGAACAGCCTCCCATTTTTCGTAAGTGTGGTATATTCTGTTTTCGTCTTTTTCGTTAGGGATACGAATTAAGTCCATATCCTCTACGTTGTCATCAATCGGCTCAAAGTCATCAGCAGAATCAGCAGATACCCAAGCATTGCTAAAATCTTTATCGCTGAATAAATCTTCAAGACCTGATATCTGGCAAAGCCTTAGTATCTCATCTTGGTCCATTCCTAATTCTCTGGCAATGCGCTTGTTTGTCCAATTGCGGTTTTTAAGCTCAATCACAATTTCCGACATAGCAGAAATTTGGTGCTTACCCCTTGCTCTGTTGTGCCTGATAGTAGAGGCAATACGCTCCTTTTTGCCTGATTTTTCTTTTCGGATACCTACAATAGGAAGATAACCCTTTACTCTGTTGTTTACGACTTTAGATTCTTTTCCAACTCGGCTTCTGTGAAATCCGTCTACCACCTCATTAACATCTTCTTTGCCCCATGTAACAATCGGCTGAGTGTAACCATCCTCCATAATAGAAACTTCAAGTAATTGCATTTCAGGAGGTGCTACTTTGTTTGGATTGTAATCGTTCGCAACTACTTCTGTGTTTTTCACCCATTGCACAAGGTCTACAGGCTCGTGCTTAAAAGGGCTTACCTGGTGAAGCTCCTTTCTGATTGAATTGAGAATTTCAACTTGTTTTTCAAGATCAGAACTTTTTATCAGCTCAATAATTTGCTGTAAAGGCTCAATGTATGAATGCTCTTTCATTGTTTTGTTGTTAAAATAAAAAAGCCCAATGGCCGTCACTCCACTAGGCTTAATTATGGCTTATTGCCAATGCGGTTCTTTGCTGTAGTGACGGCAGACAGTAAAGAACCCCGTTTATAAATCAAAGATATAAAAATGTTTTATAGTTTCAAAACTCTTTTGCATCATCTTCGCGGTACATCTCCTGCACCCTCCGGTACACCTCGCCAGGCACACCGTCCGGCCAGTGCCCTTGCGGCATAGGCACGTAGGCTGATGTTCGCTTGCTGCCTACGTAAATGCGAGCGACAACGATGCGCACGCCTTCGTCTATGTGCCACTCAGGGACGTAGTGTTGGGTATTATTCTTCATTATACAAGTATTCATCATCCACAATCGCATCACGCACATGGCGAAGCGCATCAAGTAAGCCGTCTGTCTTGTCATGCTCCGGCCCAGGCTGCTGATCTGCAAATCTTGCAGCTTCTTCACCTATCATTTTATTCAGCCAGGTAAGCGTATCACCTACCTTGAGCGCTTTGTAAGCAAGCTCATAGCCTCTTACCTGCCCGCGCATAATGTTATTCTGCCGTGCTGTAGGTGCAAAGCCTATACCAATAGAATAGTGCCAAACAAGCCCCTTGCACTGTGATGCTAGCTCAGCGTAATACATTTCTTGTTCTGTCATTGCTTTGTTTTTAAAAGCTGCCCGGCACAACAGCACCAGGCAGCGGTTAATTACTCAATTCAATATCTTAAAACGGCAGGTCATCCGGCACGCTATCATCAGTCCTGTCAGCAGGGTCGTTGTAGCCATTTGCCTGCGCAGGAGTAGGCTGTTTAGTCCGTTGCGTTGTCTGTTCGGCTGACTGTTGCGAATCGCTCTTACTGCTCAACAGCATAAAGTCATCCACGACAATCTCTGCAATATCGCGCTCCTGCCCGTTATTGTCGGTGTACTTGCGGTATGTCATCTTGCCCCGGCAGGCAACAAGCTGCCCCTTTGTGGCGTACTGCCCGGTAATTTCAGCAAGCTTGCCCCAACATACGCAGCGGTGCCACTGTGTTGATTCAACCTTTTCGCCGGCTTGGTTGGTGTACTTCTCAGAAGTCGCAACAGAGAATGTTGTTACTGTCTTACCGGCTTGCGTGTTGCGCTGCTCAGCGTCCTTGCCGATACGGCCGACAATCATAATGCTATTTGCTAGTCTCATGGTAGCTTAATTTATTTTGGTTTTCAATTGAAATACGGTAGTGCTTAGTAATTGCAGCGAGAGTAGTCGTGCCTGCCTTCAGGCTTTCTACTGCCTTATCCCATTTGTCCATACCTGGCTTTAGCTCAGGCAGTACATCCTGCTTCACAGTTGATTTTTCTGGCTGTGGCTTTGGTGCTGTTTTTGCAGGTGCAGCGTCAGTATCTTCGTCAACTGACAATCCGAGCATTGCTGACAGCGTGTAACGTTTTGCATAGGTGATTGCGCTGCCCATCTTTTGAATCGGCGATGTACGCGGGTTACTGTTGTCAACAGGCAGAGTGATATAGTCGCTTTGGATATACTCGCCTGATTCATGAAGCACCATGCAAGAGACACTGCCGCTTTCGCCTACTAAGTGCAAAAAACTCAGCCCGTTTTTCGCTAACGGCTGCCGGATGTGCTCAATGATAGTATCAAGTGCAGCATATTTGTACCCGTATGCCTGCTCGCTTTTTGGCACTACAGGCACCTGGCTTTGAAATTTTGCCAATGCACTTGCTAGTTTTGTGATTGTTTCTGACGTTTTCATTACTTATTGCTTTTGTTGTTATGCCAATCCATCCATGCAGCCTTTTGCTCATCCGTAGGCTGTTCACTCCAATCAGGACGGTTGTTGTAATGTTCTCCAATATTGCGCTCCTGCTCCGTAGCCTCTGTAACCTGATAGTCAAGTGCATCAGCATTATACTCGGCAGTAAGTTCACTGTCAATCACAGCCAGACCGCGCCGGATGGCCATGATAAGTACCTGCGAATAATCAACAGGCACTCCGGCATTTTCCTTAATATTGCGCTGCGTTTCGCGAGCCTGCTCTTTGATACTAACAGGCAGGTCAAAGCGGGTGTCAACGCTGCCGTTTTGCAGCTCAGCCCGCAGCCGGGTGGTTTCCCGGATAATTGATTCAGTCATTTTGTAAGTTTTTAAAAAGCTGCCGAGCAGGTACGCCCGGCAGCAGTAACAAATTGTGATCTATATCTTTCGGCTACCGCACTGGCGGCGAAAATCGTCGTATGCCTCATTTTGTGCAGCATTCGGGTCCTCAAGGTGCCATTCTACGTCGGCAGATTCATATACCCAGTGCTGCACCCAATCCATAAGCTGGTCGTGCCCGTAGTAATTGAGTAAGTCTCGGTAAGTGATGCCGCGCCCATTATACGGCACAAGCACATCACAAAATCCTACAAAGCTTTTTGCGTAGCCCCATTTAACAAGCCACTGCATAAACTCTACTGTATTCGCATAACCCTCGCCATCCTGAACAATTAATGTCATAAGGGCGGTGTGCTGGTTAATCTTAAAGTCTTGTATTTCCATTGTCATTGCGTTGTTGTTAATACAAAAGTATAAAAGTAAATTATAAAAACAAAATATAATTCACAAAAAGTGCAAATAAAAAACCCGGCGTACCAAGTATGCGGCAGCCGGGCAGAGTATTAACAACAAACAATCACAATGATTCTTTTTTACGTGCTGCAATATAGGGATTCCAAACGGTCTTTGTGTTAGGTTGTAAAATAACAATATTATACCTATATTGCACGCATGGAAAAAATACAACTCAGCACAATTGCAATCAGCAGCGAAGCGCACAAGCTAATTAAGGTGCACGCTGCGCAGTCTAATCAGCTCATCCGCGATGTGGTGGAGCAGGCGGTTAGGCAGTATATTAAGCAACAGCAAAAACAGGGCCATGAATGATACAGCACATCGCAGGCGGGCTATTCTTATTCTGGCTGGCCGTGGACACTTTTTGGGTTCTCTACAATATGCCTGCCGCACCCAAAGAGGAACCCTTTTTGTTCACGGTCGAGCAGGAAGACAGGCTCGCCAAGCTAGACAGAGAACTAGCGATTCTTGACGGCAGATTAGTACACCCTACTGACCCAACAGACTGGGCAGTCAAAAAACAATGACAATGAAATACCTTAGCAGTATGGTCGATAGCCTTTTTGGCATCGGCAAGTGGTCCAGCCGAGTGCTGATGATTACTACCCTTTACCTGGCGAACAGCGTGATGATGAATACGCTGAGCGACAAACTCCCTGAAGCAGTGATGGCAGCAGCGCCTTACATCTCCGTAGCTGCTGCCTTTGTAATTACCAGGATTATTGACACGGACCTGTACAAAAACCTGATTGCCTCTATTGCTTCCCTGATGTCAGGTGACTTCAAAACGGGCAGCTTCGCCATCAAGCTTGCTATCGGCATGTCGCTTGCACTGGCATTCATCCGCTTTGGCCTTTCTACTACTTCCACCCTGTCCTCTGCTATGTTCATGGCCGAAGAAAGCAAAGAGCAGATTGACACCAAGCCGATTGAGCAGGCAGGCGTAAGCCGGATGACAGCAATTAACGAAACCAGATCAACCTACATGCGGCAGGCTGATGACATTACGCGCAAAGCCGAAAACCGGGCAGATAAGCTTGTCAATGATGCTATCAATGCAAAAGGGCAGAAATGGGCGAGCTATTACTCATCTGGCAATGCCTGGTTTATGTCAACCGACAAACCATCTATCCGGTCCTATCGCAAGAACATCGAAAAGGCAAAAGCGAAGGCAGAGCAGATTATTGCCGATGCTGAAAAAGAGCGTGCCTCTATCCTGCATTCCCTTGACGACCGCCTTGCATCCCTTGAAAAGGACCAATCTATTGCAGTGCTAGGTAAAGCGATAGACAAGCAAATCGAGCGCGAAGAAAGCAAGGCATGGATTATTGAAAAGAGCTTATTCCTGATTGATATTGTCGCTTCGCTGATGACTATCTTCTGCGCATTCATTTGCTCTGTGCACCTTGCTGATATTGACCTGGAAATAGAATACTTCTTCCCTCCTGAGCCTAGCCTATTTGATGAGATGCACAACGGCGCTATGGCAGTATGGGAGATGGTAGTGAGCGCTTTGGGCTGGGTAGCTGCTACCCTACAGCTAAGGGGCAGTAGCCTGATGGCAAGTGTTGCTACTACAGCAGAGAGCGCAAATGCAAAACGGGCTGAAGCCATTGCGCAATTCAGGAGCACAAAAACGCAAAGCACCGCAAAGGTAGACCGCAAAGAAACCGCAAAGCCTGAGGTGACCGTTAAGAATGAAGCCGCAAATGAAGCCGCAAATGAAGCCGAGCAGCCTGAAGCGCCTATAAACATTGAGCGCAAAGAGCGAAAAGAAAGTAATGAAGACCGCAAAGAACAGAGCAAAGTTGCGCCCGAGGAGCCAACGCAAAGCGGCAAAAACGAAGCGCAAAAAAAGGCGTTGCTGCAATCTTTGCGGCGCAAAAAAGCGCAAAAAGATAAAGCCACCGCAGCAGCACGGGCATACAGGAGCAATCTGAGCAAAGGCAAAGGCAATGCAGAAACCAACATGGCAGGCCTTGAGCGCAAATTAGCAGAGGCGAAAAGCCTTCAGGCTGAAATCGCGAAGGTTGAATTTGAGATTACTAATTTGGGATATACTGATGGTCCTGCTTATTGTTAACTCTAATTGTATTGATATGAAACCAACAGCAATCGAAGCAAAGAATGGCGAATGGTACGGCGTAGTGACGCACTACCGAAAAGAACTATACCGGACTGCAACCACATCTCTTGATAAGGTGACAGCACTACAGCGGGCGCGAAAATGGATAAGAGAACAGGACAACGAGGCGGACCCGGTAAAGCGCAAGCAGAAGCGGGATAATGCCCGCAAGCGCCTGAAGAAGATTAATCAGACCATCAACCTTGAGGATGTGGTTAGCACTCCGAAAGGTGCAGGTGTCGTCAAGCGAATCAGCTCCTACGGGCTTATTGATGTGAAGTTCAGCAACGGCGTGCAGCAAAGCTTCCTGAAGGAGCAAGTGAAGCTGATCTAAGACTAACCCCTGAGGCACGGCAGGGATATTTTTAACCCAATTTTTTAACTTGGTTTGATGATTAACTTGATTCTATCTGCGAAGGGCGTGCCACCTTCGCGTTTTGAAAAAGAGGACAATGAAGACATACAAAAGGCAGGCGGTGTTTGCCGACCTAACAGATTACGACCCTTTGGCTGAGAAACATCACTTCATCGAAGTCACGCAGTGGCATAACGGTGAAGGCTTTGACGTTGAAGTGCAGTCAGAAGACTTGTTTGGTTTTCAGCTGACATGGCTTCAATTTGAGGCACTGAAAGCAGTAATTGAAAAACTTGAAGAGTTATGAGCAACATGGAAAAAGCAAAGGCAGGCGCTGAAGCCAAAGCGCAGATTGATTTTGCGAAAGGGTTAGAATCAGACCCCGGCAGGCATCAATCAAGACGTGAATCAGCCTGGGCAACATGGTATCTTGAAGAATACAAAAGACTGGAAAACAAAGTACACAAAAAACAATTCGAGAACATCCTTAAACGCTTCGCATGAGCATCAAAACAGCACTCCAAATCATTAAAGATTACCAGATCTGGCGCAGAGGCGGGCAAAACCCAATGCCAAACCCTACCTATATCGGGCAGGCGTTTGATGTGCTGATTAAATACGTTGAGAGCATGGAGAAAGCAGAAACGTTGATTGAATTAGTTTATAGCCACCCATCTGTAACAGATGAAGGCTATGAAGGCGTGAAAATCAAGCAATCAGAAGCACCGCAATGGGTAATAAGTCACTTTTCAAATCATTGGCAATGATAACCAAATACCCATACGAGACATATTACTGCAAAATAGCCAAGTCGGTAATGATGAATAACAAAGGGCTAGTAATCCCAGCCAAAGCCCTAAATTACGGCTACGAGCCAGGTGACGAAAACCTGTCAGAAGCAGCATTGCAGCAGCGCATCTTCATGCACCATTGGAATACCTACAAAGACGAACGCGGTAGGCTGTACCACAACAACAACAACTCGCACAGCCGCAAGAAAGGCGCGATCATGAAAGGGCAGGGCGTTGTGGCGGGCGTTGCGGACCTGACATATCTGTATCTTGATGATGACCTATGTGGGCGTGTTGCTTACCTAGAGGTGAAGCTGCCAGGCGAACGACAAAGCCAAAAGCAGAAAGAATGGCAAAAAACTGTTGACTGCCTTGGCTTCGATTACTTCATTATCCGCAGCATCGCAGATTTTGAGGCCATAAGGGATATGCTTGTGGACACAAGCATGGTGTTTTAATTTTCTGTATCTTTGAAAGTGATGAGCAAGCTAACCAAAAAACAGGAGGCATTTTGCAGGGAGTATGTCGTTGACTTCAATGGCACACAGGCAGCTATTAGGGCAGGCTATAGTGAAAAGACGGCTAATGAGCAGGCTGCGCGATTGTTAGCGAATGTTAGTATATCTAATCGCGTAAAAGAGCTAAGGGAAGAACACTCTGAACAGCTTGAAATCACTATAGAAGAGCTAACAAATTTCTTTCGCTCTATTATGGAAGACGAAGAGCAAAAAGGTGCTGACCGCATCAGGGCAGCCGAAAACCTTTCTAAGCGTGTCGGCTACTACGAAGAGCACAACAAGCAGAAACAACCACCTGCTCCCCCACAAATCATTATCGGTGATTGAGCAAACCAATCAAAATACCAAAAAAGTACAAGCCGCTTTTCGACCAGTCGCACGGCAAGCGCTATATCATCATTACAGGCGGTAGAGGCTCCGGCAAGTCTTTTGCTGTTTCTGCCTTTATCTGCCGGGATATTTGGGGCGCACCAGGTAAGCGCGTGCTGTACACCCGATATACAATGGCATCAGCAGAAATAAGTATTATCCCTGAATTTACCGAAAAGATAGAGCTGCTCGGCGGGCTAGACTTCTTTGACGTCAAAACAAAAGACATTACCTGCACTGTTACCGGCTCCGACATTCTTTTTCGGGGCATCAAAACAAGCTCCGGCAATCAGACGGCAAAGCTAAAGTCTATACAAGGGGTAAGCACCTTCGTGATTGATGAGGCAGAGGAAATGGTGGATGAGGCGAGCTTTGATAAGATAGACTTATCCATCAGGACAAGCAACGCAAAAAACAGCGTCATACTCATTCTCAACCCTACTACCAAAGAGCATTGGATATACAAGCGCTGGTTTGAAAACCACCTGGATTACATAGAGGTAGACGGGCAGCAAATACCGGTAAGCAACCACCCTGACGTTATCCACATTCACACCACCTACCTTGACAACATACAGCACCTTGACAAATCGTTCTTGTCTCAGGTAGAGCGCATCAAGCGGGATAACCCCGACAAATACCGAAACCTGATATTGGGTGGCTGGCTGGAAAGGGCAGAAGGCGTAGTCTTCACCAACTGGACAATAGGGGCTTTTGACGAAAGCCTACCGCACTGCTACGGCCTTGACTTCGGCTACAGCCCCGACCCGACCGCACTGGTCCGCGTAGCAATAGACAACAAGCGCAAAATACTTTATCTTGATGAATGCCTGTATGCTAACGAGTTATCGGTAGACCAATTGATTGAATCAGTGCGTGGGGCTATCAAGAGCCAGCGCGACCTAATTGTCTGCGATACCAACGAAAAACGGACGGTAGCTGCGATGGCTAAGGCGCGGTTGAATGTCAGTA